CTTTATATTTATTGTATGCTCATGAGAATTGGCCGGTCCAATCTCGTTTTTGCTTGCATTGATGGAATGGGAATGAGAACCTGAAAGATTTGTCATGATCAGTCGTTCATTGATCATGAATATGTGCTTATGTTCGCCATCATTCTCTGTAACAGTTGATTTCATAATCCTATGGCAATGCGAACCGCCTTCACCAATAGTCTTAGTTTTCATGGCCACCCTCTAATTGTTTGCTGTGCTTCGTATCAGCAAAGCAAAAAATATTAAATATTTCAACAGAAATCGTTATCCCTATTAAAGCGGCTGTAGACTTGAGCGGCACCGGAAGTGTAATGGTGGGATTACAACACCGGCTTTTGCAAGATCTCCAGCCAAGATTGGATCATCCAACCTTTCGCCTCTTCCAACATTGAAGTCACTAAGATCTCTTTTCCAAGGTGCTGCTTCTTTTAATTCATCTACATTTTCTGATTCTAACATTCTGGCCATTACATCATTGACCATTTCGATTTCCCAGATTCTACCATCCATTTCCAAACAGATCTGAGATGTCCTATTATCTACAATAGCTACGAATTGGATCTTACGAATTCGGGCTTCGTTCATTGCAACTATATTTGAAAAGCTTTTACTCATAGTCATATGAGTATCTGAAAGCCCTTCAAAATAGTTATCAACTGACTTCTGACCTTGTTCCCAAACTGAATCCGGAATTGCTGTTCTGAATGCTGAACCACCAAGCTTTCTGGTCAATTCACTTTTTAGGAAATCCCCAGCTTGTTTCTTATTGAGACCTTTATCGAGAACAGCGGTTTCAATTATTCTCGAAATCTCTGGTCTCAAATTCCTTTCGAAGTGGGTACCGATCGACACATTTCTAATTCTGGCAAGACTGGCTATAACAGCGGCATCCTTGAAGGGTATTTCTTCGTCCTCTTCCTGCTTTGTAATGCCCTTCTTCCGAAGCTGGCCGGTGGCAGAGGATTTATATATATTATAAACCCTTTCAGTATCCCTTTTAACTCTGGGAGTTATTTCTTTTTGGAGTGTCCTATAAGCCTTATCCAATGAATTTAGAACAGCATTTTTGTCTTTATTGCTAAACCTGGAAGTAGGCTTTCCAGTAATTGAATTGACCGCTATTTTATTCCCACGTGTCGATCGCCTATTCCAAATATCAGTCAGATATTCGGCCAGCGATTTCTCAATGCCGGCGGCTCTAGTATCGGGATTCGCCTTGATAATAGAATAGATAACATCGGTAATTATAGCTTTCACTTCAGCTCTTTGAGTACGATTCAGCTTTTTCAGTTCGCGGGGCAGCATTATGATTCGTCTTCCTGGTTCCTGAAATCTTCAAGCGCGTCCCTTATTGTAATCAGTTTGCTTATCGCATTATCGGGATCCCCTGATAGATCTTTAATGATTTTATCCGGATCAACGTCATCAAATAACTTTTGAACAGGATCAAGCTTATTATTTGATTCCCCTGGTGGTTCCTTTGGAGTTTGACCCTGGCTTGAAAGTGTACCTTCCTGATTAGCAGTCCCTGCACCGTGCATTAACTTGGCAAGTGACAGACTGAAAGGAGTGTCCGGATCAAAATCAGGATCATCCTCTTTAATCGGTGGCAAATCACGATTGAGGATATCTTCCAGAAGCATTCTTGCAATCCTCGGAGTCACACCACCGGTCTTCTCACCGCTGGAAAGGATTCTGACTAAATCCTGATCGTTCGTTACATTCGGTGAATTGGATTTGTAGGTCCAGAATCGGAACCCTTGCTGCATAATGATTCGATTTATGCAGACATCGAATTCTTCTCTCTCGGGATTGAATACGTATTTCTCAGCCATCCTTTCTGATTCTTGGGCGATCTCGCGGCTTAAATTCTCTGTTTCGCCAGTCATCAGTGCCGGCATTCGCCAGGACTTACGCAATTTGGCAGTATTGTTCTGTTCGTATGCCTGCCAAAGTTGATCTGAATGTTGTGCCTCACTTAATGGCTGAACTTCGAACTTCACATTGGATACACCTGAAAGCGCATCATGTGAGCCTTCACCTTCAATGATGAGGAATTTGGAATAATTGGAATCACCCTTGATTTGGGTATCAACGAATTCCTGGATCCTTTCGATCGATCCCTCGGTCAGCATACCACCTGAAACAGTGATCGCCATTGATGGTACGTGGTTGTTCTGTTGGGTGAGGATGTTAGTTTCCTCAGCACCGCGACTTCCCCTGATATTGATGATGTTGCCGGTATACCGAGGCATACCATAGGGAGTTCTTCTCGGGGTATCAATCCTGAAATGGTAGACCTCATTGGCCCAATATTTCCTGCCCTTCTTCTCCCGTTTCTCTTTAGGCAGTTTCCTAAATTCCTCAATCGACTCAGCAATAACTTCGCCATTTCTCTTATCGATAATCCTGGGATCGTTGAATTCCTTAAAATAGACCCTCTTGGTGCCGCTGATCTGGACAACTCTTCTGAATTTGACCATGAACTGCTTTGTTCGTTGCTTCAAATTCTCATCAATATATTTGACCGTAGCTTTAGTAAATTTCTTGTCAGCCTTGGTCAAATAAGTGATATCGACATCCAGCTTATTTATGGAAGTGTACCGGTTCCCGCTGACAGTATCCTTCAGCAATTCCCAGTAGGCATTACCAACCTGTTCCAGATCATGCCTGGTATTTTTTCTCAGTTTGGTAAACGATTCCTTGATATTCGGAATCATAAAAAGCGAATCCAACCACTGCTTTTCCTCACTAATCTTTTCCTTATTCTTCTTCTCCTGTGCCTCAGTCATTTCCCGCTTGATACATCTTCCACCGAAACCATCGATACCAACTGCAAGGGTTTCAATATCAGTTCCCAGATCACTGGAATACTCTTGTAAAATGGATAATTCGTACTGAGAAAGGGGCGGCTTGACTACGTTCTCAGTAAATGCAGAAGGTAATAATGTATTCTCATCAAGAGCATTGCTTGCCTGCTGTTTCTTAACCGTGACAATAGTTGCCTTCAGGATATGCTTATTTCCATGGACATCTTCAACGTTAAATTTCTTTGATCTCGAAATTGGCTTGGAAGAAACGTCACGCTTCAGCAGTTTCTTTTTCATTATATAACTCCAGGTTCGCTATCTCGTACTTTCCTTTTTTTATTGAAAGCCGTATTGACAGCAATATCTAAAGCATCAAATAAATCCTTATAACGACCATCCGGCATCTTCAGTAGGTGTTCCTGTAATTCATACATACCTTCCTGAAGAAAAACCTGTCCTCTTTCGAAGTAGGCCGATAATTTCCATGCTCGTACTGTTTTATCCGTGTCTGTGAATACTGGAATTGCGCGAATCTTTGACAACTCGTCATCGACTTGCATGTCTTCAAGTAATGACTTTTGATATCCGTTAGATTCTATTCCAACTCGAATGGGATCGAATCGCTCATTTCTGTCTTTTATTAGTTTCTTCTGAAATGTATAATGAACAATTCGATTGAAATAATCAAGGATATAAATATTTTTGGTCTTTGGGTGTATCCCAATTGTACAATGAGCAAACTTATCGGCGTCATCTTTTTTACTGATTGCCAGGTCAACTCCCTGAAAAACCAACAATTCTGATATATTTATGTCTTCAAGCTTGTACCAATTGAACCAATCGAACTTGAAGATCTTACCCTTCATTCCTTCAACATCGTTCTGCATCTGACTGTTGAAGACAATTGATCCAACATTACAACGTTTCTTCAAAAGGAATTTAACTGTGAACTCTTCAGGCCAGAAAGAAACGAACTTATCCCATTTCCTTGTTCCCTTTGGCCAGCCACCATAAGGCATTCGTCGCTTCATCAACGATGGAATCCTTATATAGTAGCGCTTTATCACCTTTCCTTTTTTATTCTTCTTGATAAATATCTTGTCGATCTTCTGGCCATATAGATCAGCAAAGTGATACCGTGTTCCTACAATCGATATCTCCCCATCAGGCATTAATGTAGGATCAAGTATCTTATCAAACCAGATTACAATTTTCTCCCTCTGACCATCCGTCGTACTGTTGAATTCATCCACAAGATCATCAGCATAAATTTTATCAAAATGTCTAGAAGCAAGTGCTGAACCAACACCAACTGTTGAGATGGTCTTCTCTTTATGTGTAGCAGTACGCGCTTTAACATTAATCTCACCATCGTTCCAAACATCCCCAATTTGTGGTCCAAATAGAGTTATCAGTTTCTTACTTTCGAATTTCTTTTTGATCTCTGAAAGCATATCCACACCGTTTTTATCGGTCTTGGACGCAATCAGAATTCTGATATTTGGATTCTTCAGGACATCGAGAATAATGGATGCAATGGTTAAAATAGTGGTTTTACCACCACCCCTGGGGGCAAGAGCCAAATGCCATCTCTGCTTACCAATCTTGAGATGCTTATTCTTGCGGTGATACCACATCATCAGATGGAAGTCCTGAAGAATCCAAATATCAGA